GATCTAATTTCAAAATCAACTGTCCCTTCATCTGTGTCAATGTCTACGATAACAAGACCATGATCTGCATCATCTCCTTCATTTTCATCTACTGTATATACTCCACCTGAAAGATCAAAAGCTACACGATCATACCGGATACCAGCCGCTACATTACCTGCTGTAGTTGCGTCACATCGGTATACAACACCAGGAAGTGCTTCAAAAACTTCAACAACACCATCAGCTGACGCTGTATGAGTTGAAGCCTTAGCCGCAATACCAACAATAAGATCAGCAGAAATTTCTGGATCTCCATCTGCAAGAGGAACAACATAGTTTCCTCCTGTACCACCTCGTTTTACTGGTTCCCCTGGATTAATAGCGGTTCCAGCAGCTTCTGTAGCGTATTCATGAGTAGGGATAGTAGTTCGACCACCCATGTTCACGATTTTTACATCATTTTTTGCCATATAATTGATTATTTAATATCTAAGCCCCATTTATCGAATAAGGCTTTATCAGCAGCCGTAAAGCTGTTTTTTTGAGGCCGTTGCTTTTTATATCCTGAAAACTCTGCACCATGAGCAGTCTGCTGTGAAGTTACAGCGTGTTCAAGATTCTTTTTCTCATGTTTAAGTCGATCTCTTTCAACAATAGAAAGAGCAAGATCAATATCTTCTTTAAAATCACCGCTTGGTTTAATACGCCCAAGATAATGATTTACAAGTTTTTTTTGCTCTTCACTTTTAACAATTGAATTAATGTATTCAGTCCGTGATCTTTCTTCTTTGAGAGCCTCTTGCTCAGCAAGAATCTCACGAACAACATTTTTAAGATCAGAAGGTTGTTCATCTTCATCTCTTGTTTCACGTTTCATTTTTACAATCTTTTGTTCAGCTCGTTGTTTTTGTTCTTCAAGTTCTTGAACACGTTTTTTGTAAAAACTTACGTCATCTGTTTCATCTACGGTTTGTTTAGAAGCGTCTTCCTCGCTCTCGAATGAATCAGTGTTTTGTTCTTCAGTCGCAGCCATCTGAAAAGTAGTTTCATCTACTTCTGTTTCTACTGCGTCATTTTGATTGCTCATAATGATAGGTGTTTAACGTCACGGCGGACATAATAAAAAAACTCTGCTTGGAGGCAGAGTTCTGTTCTTGAGAGGAGTAACGACACAAACCTCTCTTGAACAGACGTCTACGTCCAAGAGTGTGTCGTTTTTTGAATTGTTTTTTGTTTATCTCTTTAACGGTGTATACACATTTTTTTTAGTAGATAACTCGCTTACCATCAATCGTATCCGTTGTGTCATATATAGCATTGCTCTCCCGTACTCCTTATTATCTTCATAATATATCTTATAACACGCATCTTTATCTATCTGATCAAGAATCCAATCTAATAGTTCCATATCTTTCAAATCATCAGCTTGAGCTCGATATTTAATCTTTTTATGCTCTGCTAATTCATTGAATCCTTTTTTAATGTCATTCGCTGTTATGTATTTATAGAGCGTTTTCGCCAATAACTCTTTGAGCCATTCTTTCGTTTTGCTTGATCGACTACTGGTCATTGTCTTCTCGATATATTGTTCGATATATTTTTTTTTCATATTTATTGAATCAATTGACTCAATTGGTCTGCTTGTTTGCCTGGCTGTTGAGTATTCTGTACATCCTCAGCCTTTAAAACAAAACGATCTTCTTCACCAGGGTAAAACGCCTTTACAAAGTTTCTGAAAAGTTCTTGTTTATTTGCGTATTGATCTCTTACTGCTTCACGATAAAAAGCTATCTTCTTTTGTGCGTCTAAATCTTTACTTATAAAATCTGGTTCTACTTTAACAAGATATTTCATTCTTCTAAATGCTTCTGGATTAACCATATAGATAGAAGATGTTTGAATAAGATTCCCGTTTTCGTATTTTGTTGTCTTCTTTAGAAGATCGTATTCATAGTCTTTGAGTCCCTCTTCTGAGATAGGAAAATCATCAGAAAACTCAATTCGTCTATTCATTGCTCTCCCATCCACATTACGGTCTTTCAAGAGGATATTTGAAAACTTTATTTGAATTTCCCCACCTGTTAGCTCCATGATTTCAGTGAATGGCATGTGTTGTGTCGCACAATTAACAATGAGTCTTCCAATGTCTCTAACCATGAAAGAAATACGTTTTCCAAATAATCCTAGCTTAATAGTTGCATTTTGTTGAACAAGGCCGATTTCAAATTTTGTTTTGTCCCCTGGTACAGGTAACCCGCTAGCAAGTTCTCCTGCTGATACTTCTGCTCCCTCTTGTTCTAGTTTTTGAAGCATAGAGATCCCAGCATTCAAGTTAATACCAGCATTGATTGGAGAGACTTGTGTATCTGCCCCTAAGTCATGTACTGAGCCTGGTATAAATACCGTATTATCAAGGGTATTCTCCCCATAAACCCCAAGAGGTGGCATGATTTGTAAGTATGTTCCATCAATTACCATTCTATGCATAGTATCAAGTTCATCTTGAATACCCTTAAGGTTCTCAACGAGAGACTTATAATAGAAAAATCTTGAACTGATTCGTTCATAACCACCAAATGCAAAAGGATATTGTTTGTCTTTTCTTTGTAAAGGTCTTTCTGGATCTCCATGTACCATAACACCATTTACAAGAACAATCTCAAGATCAGCACTTCTATTGTAATAAATTTCTTCTACCACTAGTCGACCAGCAAGCTGTTCATCTTCGACATTAAAGAACGTATCTTTGTCAAAATCATATCCTGTTCGTTTACCACCTTCTACAAATTTAAAATCATCTAAATGCCCGTACTTTGCTTCCGCTTCTGTATAATCAATGATACGAGACCAAACAAGAAAAGGTTGTTTTTGTAAAACTGGCTCATAAATATTACCAATATAAATGTCCTCAGTAGGTACAACAAGAAGTTTAAAACCACTATACAATTCATCTACGACTTCCTTAATCTCATAGTCACCAGAAGCCATAATGTCTTTTATTTTTCTTTTAACCAAAGAATAATTTTGATATACAAAAACACCAGGTGTTGTCACCATGTCAGTCACAAGATCAACAAATTTTTCAGAATAGTTATCAGATTCTAGGATATACTCGACAATGTCTTTCATAACTTCTGACATGTCTCGATCTTCTTCATCTTTATCATTTTGAGCAACAATATCAGGATATAAAACAACTTGCGTAACTTGCGAGATAATCGCACGTATTTTGTTTCTTGTATATGGACGAACAATATCACTTTTCCATGCATCAGATGGGTCAGAGTTTTTAGATGGTTTGTTTTCGTTATACCGTAGTTGTCCATCAAAAATAACATCTTCTAATGATCTATAATCAAACTCTTCGTATGTTTGTTTACGAATAAGATCAGCAATCGCAAAATCACGATAAATATCCGATATTTTATCACGGATTTCTTTAGGTGGATTATAAAGTGAAATATTCTTAGTATTTCCTGATTGCGTTCTTAATGGTTTGATCACTAGATCCATATATTATCTTCGTAAGTATCCACCTGTATGGTTTGGAATAAATGATTTTCTTTCTTTTTGTGTTTGTTTATTAGAACAAAGTGCGTAACGTATTGCATCCATTGAGTGAGAAAACAAGTGATCTGGCTTATTTAATGATTTGCCATTTCTATCAGTTTGCCACATGTAATTTCGATATTCTTTGATAACGTTCGTACTTCTTTTCGTTACTGAGATCTGTTTATCTTGTACAAGCTGAATCCCATAAATAACACTATCCTCTCCTTTCGCTACTGGTTTAATATTGATCCCATACGATCGTATCTCATCAATACTCTTTGGCTCGGCCGAGTCTGCCATAACAAGTGTTTCTGGGTTTTTGCAATTATTTAAAACGTCAGATATTTGTTTATTCGATAATCCCTTTCTATAAAGCTGTTCATCAATAATATATCCGCCATTATAGTAGTAAAGATCTACTATTGCAGTAGGGTCATTACTATATCCAAAATCTAATCCTCTTCTTTCTAATCTAGCTTCATGAGGAATATCGTCAATGATACTCCATCCTGTATAGATTCTACCTTGCATTTCTCCAAGTTGCCCAAGTCCGTATACTTTCCACCATTGCTCATTGGATTGTCTTTGTTCAATAGCTTCAACAATACTTTGGTCTAATGCTTCATTATCCTTATAAGTAAGAATAATATGCTCTACATCATCTCTATATGGAAGTACTTCGGTATAAAACCAAAACTCATGTGAAGGATTCCAATCAAGAATAGCAAAGTCACGAGTACGCACTTCAAGTTGTTCAAAAGCATTGAAATGAATGTTATTACACTCATTCATGAACAATCTATCTCGTCTTGCCCCTCTGAGCTTATCCCCGTTATCAGTTGAAAAGAACTCTATCGTACTTCCTGTTTCAAAAGTATAAATACTATCAGTTGCATTCCAATTTGCATCCCTCCAATACTTATGGCTTTGCATAATATTCTTAAAATCTCTCATTGCACCTCTTTTAAGGTGCGGAATAGATTCTGATACTACACTCGTAAGTGTTGGTACTTCATCAGTCTGTGCTGAGTGAATCAAGTAAAGCAGAATGCTGATTGTCTTGCTCGCTGACGTCCCACCCTGTATCGCTCGAATCCGCTTTTTCATGTTCATGATCTTTCTTGTTGCTGTTGTCATTTGAAACATAGTCGTTTTTATTATCTAATGCAACCCCTAGAATAGGTACAGGAAGATCTTTTCCATCCGCTCCTGTCATTTCAGTTCTCAGACTAAATCCTTCATCTTTCCCTTTTCGTTCTAACCACCAATTTGCCTGCTTTTCATCACCCTCTTCTATCTTCTGAACAATGAGCTTTTTTGCCTTATAATTAGGCATATTTTTCAACATTTCTTTCCGCTCCAAAAATTCTGGATTTTCATTTTGATAATTATACAAAGTACTTTTGCTAATGTTAGCCAAAAAACATGCTTCTAAGTCACTTGCGCCAACACTAAACGCAGCTTCCAATACTTGGATAGTTTGTTCAGTCATAATTGTTGGTCTACCTGCTGGCATATGTTAGCTTTATATTCACCATTTTACTTTATTTGCCCAATAAGCTGCTGATAGTTTTCCTTTATCAATATTCTTTGCGTGTCTTGCTTTAAAGGCTTTTTTTCTATTTTTGTCTTTATCTGTTTTAGGGTTTTTTCCTGCGCCTTTAACTCCTTGTTGTCCGAATCTAATAAGTTTATATTTGTCACCATCTTTAGCCATAACTACATGGGACTTTTTAGGATGTTTAGGTGTTCTTTTTGGTTTGTTTACACCAGCAAGGCCAAGTTCTTTTATTTTGTTTTTGATTCTTTCTGGCTTTTTCATAGACTTATAATTTATAAGCGTCTTTTTGCATTTCGTGGAATCGTTTATCAAAATTTTCTATCATTCCATTATATTCAACTGCATTGTATTTTTCCATGTGGGCTTTGAGTGCTTTTAGATCATAGACTTTATGGCCATTCTTGTAGTATTCACCGCCTACAGTTTTTTGGATGATTGCTCCTGTATTGTCATTCCATTCTTTTACAACATTTTTTATTTTTTCTTTTATGTATGTTGGTTTTGTATGGTTTGGTTTCTGACTTTTAACGTGTGTGATCTCAATTGTTTCTTCACATGTATCACATGATCTAACTTCTACCGTTTCACCTTCAATTGGTATTTCTTTATAAGCTTTCCCATCAATAATATATTTATATTTAGGATATTCGCCAATAAAGGTAGTATTTTTATGTTTACAATCCCACATATATATTTGCATTCTTACAGGGTAATACCCCTGATCGCTCAGTCAATAGAAACATGTTTGTCTATGCTGAAA